ATTGGTCTGAGGCCGATTGCCGTAACGCTCCTGATTATACGAGCCAGCCATAAACTTACGCCACTGCACCTTCTCACGCGTGGCAGCAATCTCCTGCGTTGAGCTGCCGCCATCTAACGCGTCAACCATCTCCAAGCCCTGCTCAACCAGCGCGTCAGCCGCCTCCTGCCGAGCCTTGTTTATCACGGCAGTATATTCAGGAACCTTGTGCAGTGCCGTGCTGACGTAACCCCTGCTGCACTCGTAATGGGTCGCAAGTTGCGCCATTGTGCCACCAGAAGAAAAATATTCGAACAGATACTCTGCGCCGCCCTGCTTGGTGACATCGGACAGTATTCGCTTTTGTAACGCCTTGCCTGCCATTTGATTAACTCCAGTTTTTTATAATTTTACGCTGGGTGGCATGTGATTGGCAAGGGGGTACGGGGGGTGGCACCCGTGTGTGTGGATTGTATAATAATAACACTACCCGGCAAATGCTTGACCGGGGGGGGGCATTGTATACCGTTGCATCTCATTGTTCGCCACTTAGCAAATGCAGAACAATTGCATACCGAGTAAAACAATCGGGATTGCATTGTTCGCCATTGTTCTGCTCGGTACTACATTTGGCAAATGTAGAACAATTGCATACCGAGTAAAACAATCGGGTTTGCAATGTTTTGCTCGGTACTGAGTTTGGCAAATGTAGAACAATGGCGAACAATTGCCAGCTGATTGTTTTGCTCGGTACTGAGTTTGGCAAATGTAGAACAATGCAGGACATTGTGCCGCGCATTGTATTACCTCGCATTCCAGATATTGCAATTGAACGCTTGTTCAATTACGCGGGCGCGCCTCTGCGCTGCGGTGTTGAGGTGTGTTGCGTGGAGGTAAATCAGTTTGTGACGTTACGTCACTATTGCGCAATGTGATGTGACTGCATATACATTACATATAGACACACGCAAACAAGGATTGAGACAATGGAAAGCAACGCAATTCACACCTTTCGCCCTCACGCTTCATTTGGAGGCGACTACATTGAGTCTGACACACTGAATGGCATGATCTCATCTCTACGCCAGCACCTGCCCGGTAGCGTCAGGTTTCGTGCGGTTAAGGTTCCCGGCGACGACTTTCACACCGTTATATTTATATCCCATTACTTCCAAGGCCCGACTATAGCGGGATATTATCGCCAGCACTGACCGCATCTGTTAGCCGCGCTTCACGGCGCGGCCTTCACATGCAGCCGCATGAAACAACACAAGCAAACATGGAGTAAGACAATGCAAGATTATGACCTCACACAATACTGCAACGACATTGCCGAAGATATTGCACGCAACGCTCGCGACATTGAGCAGGCTATAGATTGGGCGCATGAAAGCGCGGACGGTTCCGAATATGTCATATACTACGCCAAAGCCCACACCATTTGCCAAAACTGCAACATTGAGCAAGGCGAAGATTTCTTCTCTGAATGTTATGGCGGTGATCATGGCAAATCATATGACGAAATCGCCTGCATAATGGCGTATGGCGAAGTCAACGCCCGCATTTGCGCACGCTTGTGGGAGATATTTGAAGAACGCGAAGAGGAGGCGGCATGATGGATAAAGAGGATTGGACAATCGCCGCAATGTTCACTGTGGTTTTAACCGTCACGCTGATTGCGATTTACTTTAACCCATGAAGACCAAAGCCCGGCCACCGCGCCGGGCTTTTTAATGCAAGGTCTCACCCGTGTTGATTAAATCGCTTTCGTGCAATTCCATCAACACTTCGCCAAGCGCTTGCATTAAACGCGCCGGGCTTGTCTCGTTCAACCGTTCTTCGCAATAGTCCACCAGAAGCCCGGTCTCAATCTCTGCCGCGTCGTCGTCCACGCAAGTTAGCAAAACGCGAAAGTCTATCTGGTATGACATAGGCCCGGCCCTTAAATATGCCCGGCGCATGGATTGGGACAAGCGCCGGGCCAGTTTGGGCGCGGCCTTGGGAGGAACGGCGCGCCATGCGCATTTATAGCCACACACAAGCCCAAAGCGCAAGTTTATGTGGTTTGGTCCAGCTCGTGAGCCAAGGCGCAATATGCGGCCGCGTCAAGGCTGCTGTCCCTATGCCCTCCGGCGGATTGCCTCATTCTGGCCAATTTCAATAAAGCCATTAGGTTTGCCACGTCACGCGGCGACACTTTATGCGGCGCAAGATAGGCGCTCCACATTTCAGCGATGCAGGTAAAATTTGTTTGCGCTGATCCATAAGCCTTGGCCCTATCCCCGCCCGGATTGATTAGCTCCATCGCCTCGGTCAGTATTTCCGTTCTTATATTCTCACCCATTCCCATTCTCCATCTCAAACTTGCGCCGCAGGATTGCATCACGCTCGCTGGCATTCCACTTCGGCAATGTTGGATCAAACTTGCGCCGATTAGCGAAGCCCTCAAGCTCTGCTATATCCCGGCAAGCGTCAAGCCTTGATCTAAACCCCTGCAACCGCTCGACCCCTTTGTGATAACCTACAGGACGAACAATTGCCTCACCCTTCTCAATCTTATGTTTAACCCACTTAGCCCAATCATATCCCATTTATTAAACCTCACGTTTCTCGGTGTATGAATGTATTATTAATGTGTCTTTCAGACACATTCATACATTCATACAAAATACGCCCATTGTATGAATTACCGTATTAATTTGTATTAATTGTACTAAACACACCGCCAAACCCCTTGTTTATATGGCTCAACAATTAATACACATTTAGTACACCCACCCCAAACCGCTCAAACCATATTTTCTGCCGCGTAAAGGCAAAGCAAGGCCGCTTCGGCCCTTCCATCATCCTTCGCCCTGCCAAAATCGCTGGCGTTATCTGGGAAGCGCTGCATTGCGAGACCGCGTGACACACCCTTGTCCCGGCTCAATCCAAAGTAGCCTTTCCATTTTGCAGGCGTTACGAATTGCACGGGCAGCTTGTTTGCAGCGCATCCCATTTGCAGCATCCCATACCCCTCGCCAAAGCGAAACATGCTGGACACGCCTTGCCCACGCATTGCGGCCACTTGCTCGATGACGGCAAGGCAGCGCTCCCCGCTTTCGTTCTGTAGCACGTCCAGCAATGCCGGGCAGTTTATGACCGTTTTTCCTTTGGTGTTTTTGACCGTTGGCATATCATGAACCTCAAGCTTGCCCGTTTCGGTCCAGTACAGAGCCACGGCCCCGGTAAACCCCGGATCACATCCGTATATGAGCATCAATCTGCCCTCGGCTGCTGTACATGATCCACAATTGTTGCCGCCTTTTCCAGTGCTGCGCTCCGGCAGAAAGCGCTAAATGACAGCCCTGATCTGCGCGCGGCTTCTGTGATTATGCGGTCATATTCTTCCGCGAAATTGATTAGGCGCTTCTTATCTGACATGGTTTTGACTCCTCTTGTGTCTGTTTTCTTTATATATGTTTAAAATATGGGGAGCCAGTGGAAAATATACTTGCAGATATGTTTTTTCCATGTTTATACTGGTGGCACAACACAAACATGGAGTTTAACAAATGACAAACGAAACCAAACCCACCGCAGAAGACATTGCACGCTGGGAGCGTATCAAGCAAGAAATGCTTGACCGCGCAGACATTGTTGCTGAATTTGCAGATGATGAGCGTGATGCGCTAAATGAGCTGCGCTGGACAAGCATGTCCATATCTGAAGACGTAAACTATTTAATGGATTTCTGTTACAGCGACGTGATTGAATTCTGCCGCGCAGCTGACTTCTTGTGCGAGGAATACAGCTGGAACACATCTGAAAACGAAGACAAGCGCGACATTGGCAAGAAATCGCTTGCTCTTGCCGACGCTCTGCGCGGTGATGCTTGCGACGGCCCGCGCTTATCTTACGGCCAAGCCAAGGATTTTGGCGGCATATATCCGCGCATCACTGGCCTTCTGCACACCAAGCCCAACAAATACCAAATGGAACGCTTTGCCGAGCATGGCATCACATGGGAGGGCGAAGTCGATGAGCATTAAGGTTGGATTGCCTGACGTTACGTTCAACGCTCTGTGCAAGCTCACAGAGATTGACCGCGAGTTTATTGGCTCGCCGGATTATATGGGTGTGGCTCAGTTCTGGAGCTGGTCACACCCACAGAAAACACGATTGAGCCGCGCATCTGTTTCTGCCCGGCGCAAGATACATCATGCGCTTGTAAGGGATGGGCTTGATTTGGATGGCGACACAGGCATTCACCGCTCAATTATTTCCATTGTGCTGGAGAAAGAGGAGCAAGGGCTATGACTGAACGTGAGGAGCAAATTGCGCAAGCCACGCAAGATTTTTTGATGGCCTTGCCTGACAAAATGAAGAACGGCCATTTAGGCTCTGTTATATGCACGATGTTTGAGGCGTTTGGGCTTGGCCATGAGACCCGCGTTGATATTTGCGAGGGCGTTTTAAACGTCATGCTGGAGCATGACATGCGCGACGATGAGCGCGCAGCGCAGGCCGCTGACGAGTTTCTTGCGCGTGCTGCTGCGAAGGCTCGCAAGTGATTTGGTCTGAGCATTTGCCGACATTTCTTTTCCAGATGTTCGGCCCCGTTGTAGCGTTGCGGGATGCTCAAACCAATAGTGTGCCGGAGCCTTTCGGGGGTTGGGTTCCGGCACACCCGGATCAGGAACCGCCATTTTAGATAGGACACGCCATGCTTGTAAGTCTAACGCAAAAAGAGGTTGCGCAATGCAATCAAGCCGCCGCAATGCGCTGGCAATTGGCCCGAGCATCTGGCGTTGTTAATCAGCGCCGAGACAAGGGCAGGTCTGACGCTGACTTGGATTTGCTGGGCGTAAAGGCTGAGCTTGCCGTGTCGAAAGTGTTTGATCTCGACCACATCCACGCCGTTGGCGTAGATGATGGCCGAGACGTATGGCTGGATAATATTTCTGTAGATGTGAAAGCCACGTTCTACACCACCGGGCGGCTGCTGTTTAAGAAGCGCGAGGCATTCAAGGCTGATTGCTCTATTCTGGTGTGCCAGCAAGCGCCTGACCGGATGCACGTTGTGGGATACATACCCCGCACGCATTTTTTAGATCAGGCTTATGAGATTGACCTTGGCCACGGCAAAGGCTGGGCAATGGATCAGGAAAATCTATTGCCGCTTGAGAAACTATGGGCGACTGCCCGCAGCATTA